TCTTTGAGTTGCTTGTCATCAAAGGTGCCAAATAGTGTTTGAATAGTTGGCATTAATTGAGTGCTCCTTGTAATTTACCAACAACATCCAAATAATCTTCATCAATTACACAATTTCCATTAATCAATCCAAGAATTGTTTTACCTTCTTGGTCACCTGAAGTTGCAGTAAAAACTACTACAACATGTTCAGGATTAACAGCAACTGGTCCTTTTGATACACCGTCAGTAAAAGTTATTAACATATTATTCTCCAATTTTAGTTTCTTTAGCTTCAAAAGCAATCCAGTATTGAATGTCATCCTTAGTATTCTTAAAGTGGCCAATACCCTTAAATGAAATCTGCACATCATAACTACCAGAAATCAATTTAATATTTTCTGTTTTAAATACAATGGTATATTTTTTACCATTACCTTCACCAACTTCAATGGTGTTTGTGTGTGCTGCGTTATTACTTGCATCAAAAGAAACCAAAGATACAGTATCGCCATCAGACTTAACTGCGATATGTGGTGAAGATAGAATACTTGTTGCCTTCATAAGAGCATCATAATCTTCAGCTGTCAAAGTGAATTGGCAATCAACCGAAGGAAGTGTAATCTCTTTCTCTGGAGGAGTAACAATCATTTCTTTGGCAGTCATACGATAGTTGCCTGAACGCTTACCTGCTTTAAACACAACATCAGATTCGGTGAAATGAATCTCTGAATCTTTGTAGAGACCTTGTACAGATAGGAACTCATTCAAATCATAGATGCAGAATTCTTTTGGAAAATCATCTTTAAGTACGGCCTGTGCTAATACAGTCTTACTTGAAGATACTGTGGTAAGTTTAGTACCTTTTTTGAATTGAATACCTTGATTGATGCTTGAAAAGTTTTTCAATACGGTTAGTGTTTCATTTGACAACTTCATTTTACTTCTCCATTATTTAAAGAATACATTATATCATGTTCGTACAGAAACATCAAGCAGCACATTGCGTGTGCCAAGTGATGTATACCTGATTCTGGATCGAACTGTTCACCTTGCTTCCATGCCCAAGCATGTCTTTGTAAGGCATCGAAGTACCGTCTTTTTGAATCTGGTACTTTTTGCCAATTATCTCGTTCGTATTTTTGAGCACCAAAAGTTAATACCTTTACAGTTTCTTCTAGTGCTAAAGGTGGTAACAAACCATATTCTAGTTTGCCACCATCAAATTTACGACCAACTTCTTTTTTGGACATTACATCTCTCCAACATAATTAGCAACAGCTGGCATATCTCCTTGGAAGTGATATGTACCAATATGTGATGTTTTCATCCAAGGGCAAAGGTGAATTGTTCCACCAATCTTACGCCACATTTGGCAGAACATATAATCTTCTGATAGATAGCGTTCAGAACCGCCACCAGTAATTGAATCTTCCGTATCAATAACAGTATCGAAGAAGGCATGAATGTATCGTGTGCCATCAAAGTGTGCTTGTCCAACATGGTCAGGTTTGTAACGAATTGTAGGATAAGCCTCTGTCATCTTTTCAAATACATTACGTTTAATCATCATGAAACCAGTACCAATTTCCAATACTTCTAAAGGTTCTGTTACAGAGAATTGTGCTGTGCCTTTAACAGGATTGAAAACATAATCACCAGTAACTTTTTCCAACATTTGTGGATCTAAATCAGGATTCTTTTCAATTGCTTTTTTAACAGCACGCCACTTGATGGCTTTCTTAGGATAAGGACCACCAGACACATCTTTGTCCATCGCCAACAAAGCGATAACATCTTGTGGATTAAAGTTGATGTCCGAATCAATAAACAACATGTGTGTACATTCGGAACGATGAATGAACTCGTCAACCAAATAGTTACGAGCTCGTGTAATTAGGGACTCATTAAACAAGAATGAGAATTTTATTTGAATACCATATTGAATACATAAACCTTGTAAATCTAAACATGCTTTCATGTATAAACCATGATTTTGTCCACCATACATTGGTGTTGCTACAAACAGACTCTTTGTTTGTAAATCTTCTTTTTTAATTGATATTTCCATTTGGACTCCAAGTATAATAAACAAAAAAGAGGAGTCACCACAAGGTGAACTCCTCCCATAAAACTACAAATTAGGCGATGCTATGACCAGCAGCTAAAGCAGCTTTAACAAGTGCCTTAGTTGGAGTACCCAAACGGTAGTAAGTCACTTTACGACCATCTTCCAAAGTACGGCTGTTCGTATAGATTACGTTGCCTTCTTTGCGGAGTTCGTCAATGCGAGCAGCAACGTTCTGAATACCAAAACGGCGTTGTGCTTGCTTAGTAGTGAAAGTGTTGTAGCCAGAAGTTTGTTTCAAAGCGGCTAACATCTTTTGTTTTGCGGATAATGTTGTCATGTAATGCTCCATATTAAAGTTAAGTTAAAACTCGTCAAGTAACGAGAAATCACAGTATATCACTCGGTATCACCTCAAGTCAAGCGTTTGAGTGGTATACTTTATTATCTGCCTTTTTTATTGGCAAATCCTTTGAATGAGTTTTGGCTTCTTTTCAGAGATTGTTCTGGTATACAATCCAAATTCTCATCTATAATCTTATTCAATAATTTCCAACCAATGTTTAATTGATTTAAAGCTTCCGTTTTGCTATGATAATTAACACCCATCACCATAATTGATTTAGACATTCCATTATACAAACCACTTCTAGAATTTTTATTTTCCAATGGTATAATATTTTTACCTTTTTTCAAATTCCATAATTTACTTCTAGAAACATTCAATTTTAAGGTTGCTTCCTTAATACTATCGTAAACTACACCATTTATTGTTGTTGATTTTGATACTGCTTGTGTTTGTGTTTCGTTGTGTTTTGTGCCAAACTGTCCTTCACCACCCAACGTTGAATTATATCCATTTTTCATAGAATCATATTGTTTGATAAAGAAAGTTTCCATTTCTTTTAATGTGTGTTCTCTATCTTTAGATTGATATATTACAGACCATTCAAAATTATCCAAACCATATTTTCGCATTGCATTATAAAATTTATATTTTTTATTATAATTTACGGGACTCCTATGTTCGTAAAACCTTCTCGGCCATTTAGAATCAAATCCAATATAACATTTTCCGTTTGTTTTATTTGTTGCTTTATAGATAGAATAAATATTCATGCTGATACGGACCTTTCGTATTAGAGTAGGTACGGACTGCAATCTGGTGACCTACACCTATTTATCTTCCTACCTGTCCTAAGTATTTTTCTTTCGTCTGATTCCAGTCCAAATAAATCAAGTCATCATAGAACAAAGATTCGTATGAAACGGTATTCTTTTTCTGTAATTGCCTAATTCTACCTTTGGCATATTTGGTTTTCCAAATGTTTGCCAATGCTTCTTCACTGGTATCAAATGATTTCACCAGTTTATCTTCTGTAATTTCCTTACGAAGAAATTCATTTGTATTATTATATAGTGGAGAAAAATAAATTCCACGCTGATGTTCGGTACGAATGAGTTCTTTTGGTATCTGCAATTTAGAATAAGCAAAATTCAAAGAACGATTTTTGTGGTCCCGCTTGAGTGGAAGTCCTTGTTGATTCTTAGCTTCCCACCACTCGAAGTATTTTCTAGTGTGATTCTCTTTGATCCAATCAAACACCAATTTTTTGGTTGCTCTGCTTGGTTCGAAGGCAACTGAGCCAGAGGAGAACCCCATCGGGTTCCAATGTTCGAGTCCATCATACTGAGATAATCCGCCAGCTTTAGTTTTTCCGTAGAGAGAAGTTGTAGTAACTCCTGCGAGGACATCTCCATATTGTCTTTTCCAATCCGCTTGTACTGTATCAGATAAACACATCAATGCCAATAATTTACCACCCATGTAGTTATAACCAAGTGGTTGTAGAGGAACGATGGTGGATCCAATCGCTGTGTGATTAATCATGTGTTGTTGTGTCTTAACGTCTCTCGACCATCCGATTGCATTATCACGTGGAGTAAGGTCTAAAAAATCAGAACTGATACAGATAACACCAAGATATTTACCAGTTACTTCATCGGTAAGAATATAAAATAGGTTACGACCAATGTTACTGTTATTCTTCATTGTGGAAGAAAAAGTACGAACGGCATTCCAAGTTTCGGCATCAGGACCATTTGAAAGAACCATCTTAGGTTTCAATTTCAAAAAATCATCTGGTTCTTGTGGTACCCAAAAGTTTGCTTTTACTTTATCGACTAAAGTTTTTTGTTCGGGATTAATCATCTGTACTTCAGAACCCCACAATGTTGCTACTTCTTGTACAGGATATCTTTCTTTAACTTCACACCATTTTTGGTACAAAGTATATTCACGAACGTCCATTTGAGAAGCATAAGTTAAATCCTTGATTAGGATTTCTTTCATTGTATCTTCATCGATATGTTCGAACTTAGAGGAAGGATTGGCCTCTGACCATTCCTTCCATTGTTTCTCTACAAACTCAATTGGTGTTGCCATAAAATAATATTTCCATATAAATAAAGGTGTAGGTCACGGAACTGCGAATTCCTACCTACTCTATGTCATCTACTATAACATAAGGACACAGCTCATGTCAAGTATATATTCAATATATAAAATAACTAATACCATTAATGGTAAGGTATACATTGGATTTGATTCAAACTGGCCAAATCGGCAAAAATCTCATAGATATTCGTTAGACAAAAGAAATCAAAAACTATATTGTGCTATGCGAAAATATGGTTGGGATAAATTTGTTTGGGAAGTTATATACCAATCTAAAGACGGAAAACATTGTTTAAATGTTATGGAATCATTTTTTATAAAAGAATATAATTCATTCAAAAAAGGTTATAATCTTACGATGGGTGGTGAAGGTACATTAGGTAGACCGACCACAGATACAACCAAAACCAAAATATCACAAGCACTTAAAAATAAACCTAAATCAAAAGAACATTTACAGAAAATGTCAGAAACTAGAAAAGGCAAAATTCCATCTTCAGAAGCTTTGAAAAAAAGGTCAGAATCAATGAAGCGAACTTTACAACTTAAACGAGATTTACTTCAATCCAATTTTCTTTAACATTTTGTTTCGTTTTTTCAAACCTTGTTGTAAAGCCAATGGTTTTACTCTTTCGGTATAAACTATACCGTTCATATGATCCAATTCATGTTGAAAACATCTAGCAGAAATGCCAGAAAAAGTGGCACCTTTCCATTCACCATTAAAGTCTTGGTATCGAACACCAATTTCTGCCGGACGTGTAATGTGTAATCCCAATAACGGGAAAGAAAGGCAACCTTCTACTAAATGTGCCGTTTCTTTCGAGACATTGATAATTTCAGGATTAAAAAATGCCACATAATCATCGCCTGTACCCATTACAAATACACGATGTCTAAATCCACATTGATTGGCAGATAAACCATAACCTTTATAATATTTACAAGTTTCAACCAAAGTGGAAGCAAACTCATTTGGATTAACCGGTGGATTTTGAAAATCAAATTCAGGCAAAGCCTGTTTCAACATTGGATGATTTTCTGGTAATAAAGGAAATAGTTTTGCTTGTGGTATTGATTCAGCTCGACCTTGTGCAACTACTTCTTCTGTGTTATATTTAAATAATTCTTCACTCATTTTGCCACCTGACTAAAATTGTTTTTCTTTTCAAATTTAATGATGCTCCGGAATTTGTCAAAGAGTTGGTCACCTTTATGTGAAATAACAAACACATTGGTATCTGTTCCCATCTCATGAATCAACTTCAAGAACTCCTCTGTACCAACACCATCTAAACTACTATCAAATACTTCATCGAGAATCAACAAGTTGGTATTTGTTGAGTTCTTTAACTTAGCAATCTGGCGCCATGCAAACAATAATGCCAAATCAATACGCATCTTTTCACCTTCTGAAAAGTTGGCATAACCAAACTCATCACGGTGCCTACTCTTAATTGTTTCTTCAAAGTTTTCGTTGATATTGAAGTTCACAAAGAAGTCCATGGCATTAAGATACTTGTTAATCAACTTGTTCATGATTGGTAAGTACTGTCGAATAATCTTGGTTTTGATACCAGTATCTTTCAACAATGATGCCGCAAACTCATAGTATTGTTTCTCTGTGGCTAATTCTTCTTGCTTTTTAACCAAATTTCCCAACTCTGTTCTAAGTTCTTTGAGTTTTGCATTATCAACTTCGAGCGAATCCTTGTGTTTAGACAAAGCCTCAATTTCTCGTTGGAGTTTATCAATGAACTTATGTACCGCTGATATGGTTGAATTGTGTTTGACAATTTCATTGTTGTGTGCTTGAATGTGTTTAACTATCTTTTGGATTTCTTCGATACGTTGGTTTGTTTCTTGGATTTTTGTTTCAATATCCTGGATTCCAACTCCAATTTCTCCTTTTGTTTTATCGATTCCACTAAGCTGGCTACGTCTGAAGGTGTCAGCAATACTTTGTTTGCAGGTTGGGCAGTCGTGGTTTTCTTCATAGAACTTGGCTTCCTTTTCTAGTTTCTTTAAACGAGATTCAAGTTTAGATTCCAATTGTAACAGTTTGGAACTTTTCTTTTCGATTACCAACTTATCGTTGATTTTTGAATTAAGTACATCAATGTGCTTCTGGATTAATTCGATATCTTTTTGTAAAGTAAATACTTGGTCTACCGATTGTCTAACTTCTTCCTTCTTCTTTTTAATTTCTTCATCACTACGAGTTTTGTGTTCTTCGATGGCTTGCTTTTGGAAGTTAATTCGTTCAGAAGTTAGATCCATTTCATACTTGGTCTTTGTAGAAATGTCCTTGATTGCAGTCATCTTCTCTTTAACTATACCATTCATTGATGAGAAAATACCGATGTCTAATAAGTCCTCAATGATTGCTCGTCTATCACCAGGTGACAATTGCATAAATGGAACAAACGAGGCAGAACCAAGAATAACCACTTGTGTAAACGATTTGAAGTTTAATTTAAGAATAAACTTTTCTAAATGTTCTTGGTAATCTTTTGCCTTGGCATCTTGGTCAACCATCACACCATTACAATATACCTCAAAGATGTTTGGTTTAATACCACGAATTACTTTATATTGTTTTTTACCAATAGCAAATTCAATCTCAACTACAGCTGCCTGATTGTTAATTGAATTTACAAGTTGTGGTTTGTTAATCTTACGGAAGGGTTTACCAAAAAGACCAAAACACAAAGCATCCAGAATTGTGGATTTACCCGCACCATTATTACCAATGATGAGTGTATTTGGTGATTTTTGGAAATTGATTTCCGTAAAACTTGCTCCGGTGGATAAGAAATTCTTCCAACGAACTTTTTGAAATATAATCATATTATAATTATTTTAAACTCATTTGATTTTGATTCATTTTTTAATCCATCGGTTACCAAAAACTAGATATTGCATTGTTCTCCAAAACCAATTTGGTACATTACCTTCACTTGGTTGCCATGTAATGCCTTCATTTTTTGCACCAAAAAGATAACAGGTCCATTCGGATGGTTTTTTTTCGTTCATACTTGCTCCTAATTTAAAAACATCATCATACGTTTTTTTAGTTTAGTTAATATTATTAAATAAATTTAGGTCCTAATGCCCACACCACAAGAGATTTTCTGGTACCTTTGGTTACAGGAGAAACTTTATGTAACAAAAAAGAAGGAAAACAAATAACTTGGCCAGCCTTCATATTAGGAACGGCAACCGCATGTTTTTCTTCAGCCAAATTGAAACATAAATCTCCACCTTCAAAATCTACACCAGGTTCATTCAATAATACTGTCAATGAAAGTTTACGAGTTCCCGAAGAATCAATTGGTTTATTGAGACCCATAATTGTATCCATATGGAACTCTTGCCTACCATTCTCATATCCTTCATATTCACCATATTGAAAATAATCATATCCATTTAAATTGAAATTATAGAATTGATTGTTCAATGAATCAATAATCATATTCATTCGGTCAAAAATCCAGTTGATGTTTTCATTTTTGGCATCATAATTATACATCTTAATATTTGACACACGCACA